GGAACCAGCGGGACGGATTAACTCGCTGATTAACGGGATAACGATCAGGGATGAGCGTCATCCGATGATCCGCAAGGCGCGCAGCGCCCAGGGTTCAGAAGGCACCAGGGGGAGTGTGCCCGGTGTGCTGAGACCTACCCGGGGGGGTGGGTTCAGTGCGACAGGTGTGAACGGTGTGAACCTGCACCCAGACTTCTATAATATTTTTGCCCTAACCCTAATAATAATATAATATTATATAAGTTAATCAGCACCCAGACTTCTGTGAGATTTTTCCCCCAACCCGATTAAATAAATAATGATTATCTACATAATCATGATAATCGGTGGGGCTACTAATAAGGATAATGTTTTCTATATAATATTATATAATAATATATTATATAAAATATCTTTAATGATATTCTATATAAGCGGGTGGGAGAGAGTTCCCCCTCGAATGGTCCGGATCCTCTCCGCAGGAGAGGTCTGGACAATAGGCCCATCACCCTTCCTTCCTTATATTTTAAGGGGGGAAAGTGTAGGCCAGTCCTGGGGAAGGGGCGTAGATAGGGGTAGCTGCCGAGGGGAGAAAGCCACAGGAGGGGGGTGCTTGTCCAGCTTCCTGCTCCTGGTTCCCTTGATAATGGCTTGCCATATTCGACAAAAGGTTATCTAAATCCCAACCGTCGATTATCTGGGAAAGGAAGCGACATGCACCTCCTCGCGTATCTCGTGCTGTTGGCGGGGATCCTCGCCGCGCATCTGGTCACCGACTGGGTGGTCAAGCACGCCTTCGTCTGGCTCGACCAGAAGAAGTACTTCGGGCTCGCCGACTGGGCCGAGGGCCTGGTCAACCACGGGCTCAGCCTGGTGTGGAAGCTGGCCTACGCCGCGGTGGTGTTCTGGCTGGTGCTGCTGGTTCTGGGCTGAGGTTCCGATGGGGCAGTTCCGCAAGAAGCCGGTGGTGATCGAGGCCTTCCAGTGGACTGGTGACGAACACCAGCCCGAAGATCCGCAATGGATCGTGGACGCGATCAAGGCGGGCACGGTGACGTTCGAGCCGGGTAAGCTCCTGATCCACACTCTGGAAGGGGTGATGTGGGCGGACCCGGGTAGCTGGATCATCCGCGGGGTCAAGGGAGAGCTCTATCCCTGCCATCCGGACATCTTCGCCGCCACCTACGAACCGGCGTCGTAAAAGAAACTACAAAACCCAGACCGCATTAACTTCGAAAGGAATGTCCATAATGGACGAGCAAAATCTCGAAACCCGGCTGGCCGAGCAGAGCAAGGCTCCCCGGGTCACCCTGCAGGACGTGCAGGACAACATCATCGGCACCTGGTTCTTCACCGCCGGGGACGGCGCGGAGCAAGCTGTCGGCGTCCGTCCGGCCGGGCCGTCCGATTCCCTGAACCGGCTGACCTTCTGCGTCCTGGTTCTGAAGAACGGCTTCACCGTCACCGGCCAGAGCGCCTGCGTCAGCGCCGAGAACTTCGATCCGAAGATTGGCGAAGAGATCGCCTACAAGAACGCCTTCGAGCAGATCTGGCCGCTGATGGGCTACGCCCTGGCCGATCGTCTCTCCGGCGCGCGGGCGGAGGACTGAGCCGATGGACCTGTTCCATGTGATCGACGACGGGGTGGTGCTGCTCCGGAGTAAGGGCGTCTACCGCCAGGCCAAGGTCTACCGCCGCGGCAAGGACGTGTTCGCCGGAGTCGGGACAGGCTTCGTCAAACTGCACGGGGCGGCGGGCACCAGCCGTCCCGACATCTCCTGGCTGGAGCTCGACGCCGCCGGTGTCGTGGTCGGCGTCGGCAGCCAGCCCCGCTACGAACAGGATTAATAAGGAAAACCCTGATGGACCTCACCCGCTTCAACCAGTATCGCTCGCACAAGGTGGTCACCGCCGCCGAGATCTCCTGGGTGTCCGGGCACTCCCTGTCTCTGGTTCAGGCCGACGGTCAGATCACCACCTTCGAAGAGTTCGACCCGAAGCTGTTCGCCCGCTACACCCCGGAGCCGGGGGATTATCTGGTGGTCTACGAGGACGGCTATCAGAGCTTCTCCCCGAAGCAGGCGTTCGAGGACGGCTACACCCGTATGGAGACCACGTCGGTCCCTCTGGACTGCCTGAGCTTCGGCACCGCCCTGGCGCATCTGAAGAACGGCCGCCGCATCGCCCGCTCGGGCTGGAACGGCAAGGGGATGTTCATCTATCACGTCGGCCCGGGACGCTACCCGCCGTCGACCGAAGCCGGACGCATCATCGCTTCCGAACAGCCCGACGGCCTGGTGCCCTACCTGGCCTACATCGCCATGAAGACGGTGGGCAGCGCGGTGGTCCCCTGGCTCGCCTCGCAGACCGACGTGCTGGCCGAGGACTGGTACGTGCTGCCGGAGCACGGCTGATTATGTTCAATAATAGGAAACTCATAATCAGGGAACGCGCTCTGCAGCTGGCTCTGGAACACCTGCGCACGCTGCACGGAGCGGAACCCAAGCTCATCGTCCTGACGGCCCGGGAGTTCGAGGCCTACCTGTCCGGCGAGGCCGACAAGAAGAAGTGATCCGAGACCCGGCCGTCGTCGTTCTCCCCCCTGGTTCCAACGCACCACCTGTCGTCCCGACTGGAACCGGGGACCGCACGCGAGACGGCCGGAGCGCCTAAGGGGGGACATGAGGCGCGCCTTTTTCATGGATTTCGGCGAACCAGTTTAATCTCGCATACGCCTGGTATTTGAAATAAATAGACGGGAGATTATATCCACAGGGGATCCCCGCATGTCCGTCGACCCGCAAAGCCCGTTCATCGGGGATTCCGACACCCTGGCCGACGACGTCGGCGTGGCCTCCGACATCCAGGTCGGAGTGGGCGGCCGCACCGGCGGCTGGCTGCGGGCGGTGGTGGCCAGCTTCGTCGACAACGTCACCGGCAAGGCCAAGGCGGTCAGCGCCAGCGATCCGCTGCCGATCACGGGCAGCAAGAAGAACGACGCCACCCAGGCGGCGTCCGGCGGCACCCACCTGACCATGGGCGGCGTCGACCAGAACGGCAAATACCGGCCGTCGGCGGTCTACGGCTCGCCCGACACGGCGCGGGGCGGCTTCCCGGTGGTGTCGTCGATGTCGGCGCTGTTCTCCGACGACTTCGGCGGTTCGGCCCTGGACGCCACCCGCTGGGACGTCTACGACGGCGGCTTCCCGGCGCTGAACGGCTCCGGCGGCAACACGGTGTTCGGGGCGGCCCAGGCGGCGATCGGCTCGGGCGTGACCGGCATCACCGATTCGGTGGCCGCCTCGGCGCTCAGCGTGGTCATGCCGACCACCGTCAACGCCGAGCGGCTGTACCTGGCCAAGGGGATCCTGACCGGTGCGGAGGACGTGACCGTGGTGGTCAACGTCAGCCAGAGCATCGCCGCCAACAAGATCTTCTTCGGCCTGGTCGAGGTCGATCCGGCCACCGGCTTCCCGGTGTTGAACCCGAACAAGGCCAACGACTTCCGCAACCGCGGCGGGGCCAACCTCGGGGAGAACACCGGCGGCCAGACCGCCCAGCTGGAAGGCCTGTCCGACGCCAGCGCCGCCCAGACGTCGGTGTCCAGCACCTCGGCGATGGCGGTGACCAAGACCAGCAACAACGAGGTGCTGCTGGAATTCCACGCCGAGGACATCGTGTTCCAGACGGTGGCTCCCGACAGCAACACCGCCCGCTCGTCCGCGGCGCTGCGGGTGTCCTCGCAGGTGCCCAACGACACCAAGGCCTACCGCCTGGCCATGTGGTTCAAGAACGTCTCGGCCGCCGCCACGCCGACCACCGTCAACATCCTGCGGGTGCTGGTGGTGAACGGTCAGGAGCAGCGGGTGGAGATCGCCTCCGGCCGCGGCGACAACACGGCCAACAAGGCCGTGGCCGTCAACCTGGTCACGGCCCCTAACCTCAACGTCGTGCCGGTGGCGCAGAACACGAACAACTCACTGTCGCTACACAAGCTGATCTCAGCGGCGAGCACCAACGCCACCTTGGTGAAGGGGGCGTCCGGCCGGATCTACGGCGGCGTCGTGTCCAACACCACGGCGGCCTGGAAGTACCTGAAACTCTACAACAAGACGCTCGCGCCCACGGTCGGCACCGACACGCCGGTGTTCACCGTCCCGATCGCACCGAATAGTTCCTTGCCGCTGGCCGAGATCGTCGGTGTGTTGGGCCTGTCCCTCACCACCGGCATCGCCTACGCCGTAACCGGCGCAGCAGCCGACCTCGACGCCACGGCGGTGGCCGCGGGCGACGTGATCGTCAACCTGCTCTACATCTGACGGCCGGGTGCGGACGGGTATTCTTGTTAATAGTGTGGATTATCTGGAGTAATAACGGGGAGTCCGTCCATGCGTCCGCACCTGCTGGCCTGTCCGTACCGGCGACCGACGATCGCCAGCATCATCGTCCCCTTCACCACCCCGACCGCGCCCGGGACGCTGGATCTCACCAGCGCGGCGCTCAACAGCCAGACCCCGGTGGCGGCGCTGTTCGTGGCCACCGGGGTGGCTCCCGGAACGCGGTCGGTGGACGCCGCTAACGTCGACCAGGTGTTCGGGGCCACCGACGGGAGCAGCCAGTGGACCGCCAGCTACTCGGCGTTCGGCCAGGGTACGGCGGGCGGCACCGGCAAGAACCCGACCGGCTACCGCTCCACCAGCAAGGTGCTGCACTGCGCCCACCACGACGGCACGGTGAAGTATTCGGCGACGTTGGCGGCGGTCATCCCCGGCGGCGTGCGGCTGAACTTCACCGCGGTCAGCGCCGTCGGCTACGCCGGGTACGTGATCCTGCTGACCAGCCCCACCGCCCAGGCCAAGGTGGGCTTCGTCACCGGAGTCAGCAGTTCTGGCGTGTCCACCAACTGCGGCTTCCGGCCCGACGCGGTGCTCGCCGTACTGTGCGGCACCACCGCCGACCAGAGCCTCGACACGCCGACCATGGGCGACCAGGGCAACCGCGGCTTCCTCGGCATGGCGGTCGACGGCTCGGCGGTCGGACCGCTGTGCGTGGCCTGGTCGGGCAGCCGCAACGCCGGACTGGGCGGCAACCCGCAGCCGTCCTACTTCGACAACGCCAACATCGGCGCGCACGTCACCGGCGGCTCCGGCGGCGCGGTCACCGCCCGCATCGGCATCGGCTTCGGCGTGTCGGGCTTCACCCTGACCGAGGCCGCCGGAGGCGCGGACGTCACCGCCGCGAAGTACTTCTATCTCGCGCTGAAGATGCCGGAATGCGTCTTCGACCTGCGGCAGCAGACCCAGCCGTCCGCCGTCGGCGTCCAGGCATTCGCCCCGGCCAACGGCCTGACCGAGCCGCTGCTGGCGTTCCACGCTTCCGGCTGGATGGCCGCGGCGAACACCTACGACATCCTCTCCAAGGAGACGGTGGGGTTCACCGCAGCGGATCCCGCCGGGACCGTGCAGAGCATCAGCGCCACGTTCTCGCCCGGCGGGGCCAACGGCTACGTCAGCATGTCGCACGCCAACACCGGCCACTACGTCGTCACCCCGGCGTCGGCCGTCGCCGTCTCCTCGGTGTTTGACGCCGCGCCGGTCTCGCTCGCGGCGGGCACGGAGAGCGTCAACGTGGCCGCCTCCGACGCCCTGGGCCATCTCATGGCCACGCTCTACATCGGCAAGCGCTGAGCCTGGTTCGCGCGGCAGGTCGCCAGCGAGCCGCGGCGGGCGAGGCTCCGGTCGAGCGCAGCGAGACCGGGCGAGCCGGAAGCCCGCCGACGGCGAGCGGGGGAAAGAAAATAAAAATATATTTTTAAGGTAAATCCGATGGATCCGCTGGACTTCACCGACCACTACAACACCCCGTTGGATCCCTACGACGAGCAGACCTTCCTGCAGTGGGCCAAGGCCAACAACCGCCTGAACGACTCCTACGACTACGACATGCGGGGAGCCTGGAAGGCCGGAGCGGGCCAGGCGGGCAACGGGCACTATCCCGACACCTTCAAGAAACCCAACCACCCGACCTTCTCGGACCAGAGCCAGTACCACGGGCAGGACGGCTTCTTCGGCGGCCGGTGGGCGCAAGCGCCTGACGGCAGCTGGGACTTCGTGCCTGGTTCCGCCAACCTGCACTTCCGGTCGTCCGACGACCTGCAGGACTATTTTCGGAAGGTCGAGCCCGGCAACCGGCTGAAGCTCAAGCCCTGAGCGGCCAGCCAAAAGAGGGACCGGAAGGAGCCGCCGAAGGGGGCGAAGCGGCTCGACCTCCGGTCCCCAAGCGCTCCCGCCGATGAAAACCCAGAAACATCGAAGGAGGTTCCCGATTACCAAAATAATCGGTAATGGGTATTATTACGTCGGTTAGTTCCAAATCAAGGATATAAAAATGAACCCCGCTCCCGCGTCCCCGCCCACGACCCTGCCGAACGGCCTGGCCGCGCTCACCGAGGACGACGTCAAGCGGGCGCTGCCGTCGCACCTGCGCAGCGCGGTGACGCCGCAGCTGGTGTACATGCTGAACCACATCAGCGCCGACCCGGAGGTCGCCGAGAACATCCGCAACAACTTCGTCGGCTACACGGTGGTGCTGCGGGAGGGCAAGTTCAAGACCGAGGACTACCTCAACGCCGTGGCCTACGTCAGCTACAAGCTGATGGGCTACACCAACGAGGAGGCCTACGCCCGGACCTTCCCGCAGCGCTACGGCATCCTGGTCGCCAACAACACCTCGAAGAAGGACATCTCGTCCTACGTCAGCGCCTATCACCGCGGCAAGCTGGTCAACCTGATCATGGAGCAGGCGCTGGTGCCGACCTGGGTGCTGAACCAGGACCTCTACCAGAAGGCCCTGAACGTGCAGGCCGATCTGATGCTGAACGCCAACAGCGAGAAGGTCCGCACCGACGCGGCCAACTCCATCCTCACCCAGCTGCGCCGTCCCGAGACGGCCAAGCTGCAGATCGACCTGACCGCCGCCGAGAACTCCGGGATGCGGGAGATGCAGGCGCTCCTGGCTCAGCTGGCCAGCCAGCAGCGGCAGCTGATTCAGGACGGCCAGATGAAGACCATCGACGTGGCCGCCTCCAAGATCACCGTGATCGAGGGTTGAGCCGGTGGGGGAGCTCGCGGCGCTGGCCCGTTCCCTGGGCCACGGCAATCCGGCGGTGATCAAGAAGTCGCTCGACGAGTGGCTGGACGACGTCGACTACGCCGGGCTGAACGACGACAGCTACGTGCCGTCGGAGTTCGCCCTGGTGTTCATGAACTTCATCAAGCTGGTCAACGGCACGCAGGGGGAGAGCCACAAGACCCCGCCGGTGCATCTGAAGATGCTGGACAAGCTGGTCTCCGACAAGGACCGGGTGGTCAACCTGTGCTTCCGCGGCGCGGCGAAGACCACCCTGTTCTTCGAATACCTGGTGCTGTTCGTCGCCGTGTTCGGCTACCTGCCGGAATTCGGCGCGATCAGCGGCATGATCTACGTCTCCGACTCGATGGACAACGGCGTCAAGTCGGCGCGCAAGAACGTCGAGTACCGCTATCACAACAGCGACTTCCTGAAGGAATGGCTGCCGGAGGCGGTGTTCACCGACCCCTACATGGAGTTCGCCAACAAGGACGGCCACCGGCTGGGCTGCAAGATGTTCGGGGCCAAGACCGGCATCCGCGGCACCAAGATCTTCGGCAAGCGGCCGGTGCTGGCCATCCTCGACGACCTCATCTCCGACGACGACTCCAAGTCGAAGGCGTCAATGCAGGCGATCAAGGACACCGTGTACAAGGGCATCGACTACGCGCTGGATCCGACCCGCCGCAAGATCGTGTTCAACGGCACGCCGTTCAACAAGGACGACATCCTGATCGAGGCGGTGGAATCCGGGGCCTGGGACGTCAACGTCTGGCCAGTGTGCGAGAAGTTCCCCTGCACCCGGGAGGAGTTCGTCGGGGCCTGGCCCGACCGCTTCACCTTCGACTTCGTGATGAAGCAGTACCAGGACGCCGTGCTGACCGGGAAGGTGGCGGCGTTCATGCAGGAGATGATGCTGCGCATCACCTCCGAGGAAGAGCGGCTGGTGCAGGACGCGGAGATCCGCGAGTACTCGCGGACCAGCCTGCTGGACCGCAAATCCGCGTTCAACTTCTACATCACCACCGACTTTGCCACCTCGGAGAAGCAGTCGGCCGACTTCTCGGTGATCGCGGTGTGGGCCTACAACGCCAACGGCGACTGGTTCTGGGTCGACGGCGTCTGCGAGCGGCAGGACATGGGCAAGACGGTGGACGACCTGTTCCGCCTGGTCTCGCTGTACCGGCCGCAGTCGGTGGGCATCGAGGTCACCGGCCAGCAGGGCGGATTCATCCAGTGGCTGCAGAACGAGATGATCGGCCGCAACATCTGGTTCAACTTCGCCTCCTCGGAGAAGTCCGGCAAGCCGGGGATCCGGCCGGTGATGAACAAGCTGACCCGGTTCAACCAGGTGGTGCCGCTGTTCAAGGCCGGGAAAATGTATTTCCCGACCGAGATGAAAACCTCGAAAATCATGGCCCATTATTACGGGCAGATCCGGCTGGCCACCCTCAGCGGGCTGAAGGGCAAGGACGACTGTATCGACACGATTTCGATGTTAATGTACCTAAATCCGTGGAAACCGAGCGAGGACGTCCCGTCCATGAAGGGCCATAACGGCGGCCCCTCCTGGGACTTCGATGACGAGCCGGAACCCGTCAACGCCCTGTCCTCCTACATCGTTTGATCATCGTCCGAGGTTTCCCGATGCGCCTCTCCGAACTGTTCCGCAGGCTGTCCTTCGGCGAGCTGTCGAACCTGTCGCTCTCCGGCTCCGGCTCCGGCGCGATTATCACCGAAAAGCAGCCGCAGATTATCCAGTATACCAACGAGGGATTATTGCGGCTGTATTCCCGCTTCGTGCTCAGCGAGAAGGACGTGATCGTCGAGCTGGTCGAGGGGATCACCCACTACCATCTGCGGCGGCAGTTCGCCGAGATGAGCGGCTCCACCGAACCGCACGCCTACATCAAGGACCTTCCCGACGAGCCGTTCGAGGAGGACGTGATCAAGATCCTGTCGGTGATGGATTCCTCCGGGAATCTCAAGCCGCTCAACGACCAGGCCGACCCGGCCTCGCTGTTCACGCCGCAGCCCGACACCCTGCAGGTGCCCAATCCGGTCGACGGTTTGGCGCTGGGGATCGTCTACCAGGCGCGGCATCGGGTGCTGCAGGAGGTCCCGGACCCCGACCAGGGCCAGACCGCGGCCGACCTGCTTAATCAGAAAATCCAGCTGCCGTTTTCCCTGGAAGGCGCGCTGACTTCCTTCATTGGTTCCAAAGTATTTTCCCACATGAACGGTCAGGAAAATATGATAAAGGGTCAGGAATACATGGCGACCTACGAAGCGATCTGCCTGGAAGTGGCGGACCGGGATCTGGTCAGCCAGTCCTTCCACACTTCGCAGACCAAGCTGGAACAACGGGGGTTCGTCTGATGAGCGGGGACAGCGTCGTCGACAAGATGATCGGCAGCTCTTACGACGTGGTGAAGAACGTCGCCCAGAACATCGACGTGGTGAAACACGTCTCCGCCAATCTGGAATCGGTGTACCGGGTGAGCTCCAGCATCGAGACGCTCGACACGGTGATCAGCAATCTCGAACACGTCGACACGGTGGTCGAGAACCTCGACGTGGTGGAGCGGGTCTCGACCAGCCTGGCCCAGGTGTCCCGGGTCAACGACAGCGCCGACAACGTCGACGCGCTGGCCGCCAACATGGACACCCTCGACACGCTGGCCGACAACCTCCCGCTGCTGGTCGAAGGCCCGGTGCTGAGCGTGGCCGGACGCACCGGCGATGTGGTGCTGGGCTACGCCGACATCACCGACCTGACCGACCGGCTCGGCCGCTATCCGACCCGGGCCGCCGCGGCGGCGGCGACGATCTCGCCGCTGCTGAACTGGATCGAGGTCGACGGCTATGCGGTGCTCGGCGACGGCGGCGGCGGCCGGTTCGTCCGCGGCGGCACCGTCGTGACGTTCGCCAGCGCCGACGGCGCGGTCTGGGGCCTGGACGTCTCCGGCGACGTCAACATCCGCCAGTTCGGAGCCAAGCCGGACGGCGTCACCTCGGCGCTGACGGCGATCACCAGCGCGCTGGCCAGCGGCGCGGCGCGGGTCGTGGTCCCGCCCGGACGCTACAACGTCAACGGCGCGCTCACCCTAAATGCGGGCCAGGAGCTGGTCGCGTTCGTCAAGGGCGCGAGCGTGTTGCTGAACGCGTCGGTGAGCTACGCGGGCGCGGCCACCACGCTCGGCACGCTGACGGCCGACGCCGCCATCGGCTCGGACACCTTCGCCGTCGCCTCGGCGGGGGTGGCGACGGACGACTGGCTGCACGTCACCAGCCTGACGGACGCGGCGACCTCGGCGGCGGGGGCCGAACGACTGGGCTACGACGCGACGGGCAATCCCGTCCATTTCGGCGACTTCCTGAAGGTCGTCACCGTGCCGGACGCCGCCTCGGTCAAGACCTACGCCGGGTGCCTGTTCCCGCAGAACACCGGCTCCACCGTCCGCAAGGTCGCGTTCGCCGCCTTCGGGGCAGTCCGCAACATCGGCTTCGAGGGCGCGCCGCCGGTCGGCGCGTTCACGATCAAGGCCCAGTGGGCGCGCAAGTTCGTCGTCACCGGCTGTTCGTTCCAGTACGGAACCGAGAGCTGCTACGGCGTGCAGCTGCTCGAATGCCTGGACTGCGAGGTCTCCAGCAACGTGACCTCGCGCCACGGCTTCGACAACGTGATCTTCACGCCCGGCATGTCCGGCGGCTCGGGGCGGAACACCTTCTTCCTGGCGGGCTGCCACGGCGTGAAGCTGCACCACAACTACGTGGACGGCGGCTACCAGTGCGTCGACTTCACCTACATCAACGGCGCGACCAACACGCCGTGCGTCTCCTGCTCGTGGGAGAACAACGTCAGCCGCAACTCCTACGACGGCGCGACGTCGCACCCGATGAGCTACCAGATCTCGTTCCTCGGCAACCTCGTCGAGGGCTGCTACCGCGGCATCCGCAGCCGGGGCCGCAAGGCGCAGATCTGCAACAACAACATCCAGGCGACCAAGGGCGTCAACCTCGTCGGCTACGGCGACGTCGGCATCTACCTGCATCAGAACTACATGGACGGCGGGCTGGTCTCCGGCAACTCCGTCCGGGGCTTCCAGGACGGGCTGTACATAAGCCAGGATCTCGACCTGACCCCGGCGGCGGAACGCACGACCCAGCCCGGGCGCGTGGACGTGGTCGGCAACACGTTCTCCGACTGCTCGGTGGGGGTGCTCTGCGATCCCGGGAACAACACGGTGAACACCATCATCTGCCCGATCATGGTCGCCGGCAACACGTTCCAGAACTTCGGCAGCCGCGGGGTGCAGATCAAGAACTACTTCCACGGCGTCTCGGTGATCGGGAACCACTTCCACGGTCCCGGCGGCGCGTCGGCGCGGGCCGGGGTGGAGTGGGAGGCCAACGTCACCCATCTGACCGTGGCGCGCAACGTCTTCACCGACTTCACTTCGGCGGCGTTCGGTCTGCGCGGCAACAGCGTCGCCACCCTGATCACCGACACGACCACCTGGCCGAGCGGCAATGCGGCGGCGAACCTGTGCCTGGAGGACAACCGCTACGTCAACTGCACGACGGCGCAGGAGCAGAACAACATCGTCCGCGACCTGACCGCCTTCACCCAGTCGGCGAGCGGCAGCTTCGGCACGCGGATGCAGCAGGGCAAGTCCATCGTCCGCGCGATGGTGAGCTACACCGGGCCGCTGCTCGAAGTGCAGGGCAACGGCGGCTCGGCGCTGTGGAACGTGGACACGTCGGGCAAGCTGGCCGGGTCGAACAACACCACGGCCAAGGCAGCCATCGCCGCCGCAACCGACGTGACGACCCTGAAAACCGCGCTAGCGGGCCTGTTCGCGTGATTTTTTACGAAAATCGGGGGATTATCTAATGGGCCTGCAGAACATTTTCGAGGAAACCAATCCGGACCTGGTCGTCGACCAGACGGTCGGTTCGGCCTACGATGTGGTCCGGCAGGTCGCCAGCAACCTGGATCCGATCAAGCACGTCTCGGCCAATCTGGCCCAGGTGTATCGGGTGGCGAGCAGCATCGACGCGGTCGACGCGGTGGCCGCCCATCTGGACACGCTGGTCGACCCCGAACTGTGGGCGGTGGATCCGACCGGGAGACTGACCGGCACCGTCCCGGACTCGGTCAAGACCGCGATCGCCGCGGCGGGCGACCTCGCCGCCCTACAGGCGGCGCTGGCGGGGCTGTTCGCTTAACCGCTTCCAAGCACGAGGATTCCCGCCATGACCGACCCCACCGATCCGATGTCCGGCTACGTTCCGATCGAGGACGTCTCCGGCCACGACATCCCCGACCACTCCTCCCGCCGGGTGCGCGACTGGCCGTACGGCATCGTCCGCTTCGACGTCACCCAGGCGCTGGACGGGATCCAGAAGCAGCGGGCGCGATCGAACATCGGCATCGATCTGACCGAGAGCGACATCCTGGTCAACGCCATCGACACCGTGGAGATCGACGGCTCCGGCCACCTGATCATCACCCTGGCCAGCGGCCGGGTGTACGACGCCGGGGTGGTGATCGGTCCGGCCGGTCCGGTCGGCCCGGCGGGCGCGCCCGGCACCAAGGGCGACACCGGGGCCCAGGGCGTGGCCGGAACTCCCGGCGCGCCGGGCTCGAACGGCACCAACGGGACCAACGGCAACACCCTGCTCAACGGCGCGGGCTCGCCCGGGGTGGGGGTCGGGGTCAACGGCGACTTCTACCTCGACACCGCGGCCAAGCGGCTGTACGGCCCCAAGGCGGGCGGCGTCTGGCCGGGGACCTACGTGCAGCTGCTGCTGCCGCCGACGGTGGCGACCCAGACCAACGACTACACCGCCGTCCTGGCCGACATGAACAGCGTCGTGTCGATGAACAAGGCCTCGGCGGCGACCTTCACCGTGCCGCCCAACTCCAGCGTGGCGTTCGGGATCGGCAGCACGCTGACCGTCGTGCAGTACGGCGCGGGCCAGGTGACCGTCGCCGCCGGGGCCGGAGTGGTCCTGCGCTACCCCTCGGATGTTAATCCGAAAACCCGCAGACAATTTTCAACATTATCAATCCTGAAAATCGGGACCGACGAGTGGGTGCTGATGGGGGATTTCGGATAATCTGGGTAGACCGGCGTCTGAAACTGAAGCTAGAAACGGTCAGGGGGTTGCGCAGAAGTTTACCCCCTGATTTTTTCTAGAAAGTCTGGGGGAGATTACCAGTGACCGTGACGCCTGCACTCTGGATCGGGATCATCACCGTCGGCCTGACCGCGATGGGCACCGCCGTCGGCCTCCTGGTCCATGTGGTGAAGACCGCCTTCTTCATGGGCTCGCTGAAGTCCGAGGTCGACCAGCTGAAGTCCCGGCCGGAGAGCGACTGCAAGACCGAGCTGGCGGCGCTCAACGCCACCCTCACCGAATTCAAGAACTCCATGCTGCAGCGGGTGCAGTCGCTGGAGACCTCGGTGCGGGATTCGCTGGTGCGTCATGGCTGACCTGGTTCCCGATCTGGTTCAGGTCACGCCCGCCCTGCTGGAGGCCGTGGCCGGAAAGCCGGTGTCCAACCTGGTCGACCGGCCCTTGTCGGCGGCGCTGAACCGCTGGCTGCCGGACTACGGGGTGCTGGCCAGTCCGCGCCGCCTGGCCCACTTTCTGGCCCAGGCCTGTCACGAGACCGCGGGATTTTCCTGTTTCACCGAGAAAGGCAGCGGCGACGGGCCGGACGCCGACCCGTTCGACGACTACCTGCAGAAGTACGACCGCCGGGGCGACCTCGGCAACGCGGCTCCCGGCGACGGCGAGAAGTACCGCGGCCGGGGAATCTTCCAGCTGACTGGCAAGGCCAACTACCGCGACTACGGCGAGCGGCTGGGCCTGGACCTGCTGGGCGACCCCGGCCAGGCGGTGAAACCCGAGGTCTCGGCGCGGGTGGCCGGGCTGTTCTGGAGCCGCCACGGCCTGAACACCTTCGCCGACCAGGACGACTGCCGCGGCGTCACCTACCGGATCAACGGCGGCTACAACGGTCTCGCCGACCGGCTCGACTGCCTGACTCGGGCCAAGCATTTTCTAAGAAATCTGGGGGGCGGTTATGTTTGACATCGGCGCGATCTTCGACTTTGGGACCAAGGTGCTGGAACGGGTGATTCCCGATCCGCAGAAGCGGCTCGACGCCCAGATCGAGCTGGCCAAACTGGCCCAGTCCGGCGAACTGGCTCAGCTGACTGCCGACACCGATCTGGCCAAAGCCCAGATCCAGGTCAACGCGGTGGAGGCGCAGAGCGAGAACGTCTTCAAGTCCGGCTGGCGTCCGGCGGCGGGCTGGGTCTGCGTCTCGGCTCTGGCCTATCAGATGCTGCTGCGGCCGCTGGCCGGATGGGCCCTGGTCAACTGGTTGCACTGGACCAGCCTGCCGCCGGAGCTCGACGTCACGTCCTTGATGACCCTGCTGTTCGGAATGCTCGGGCTCGGGGCGTACCGCACCGTTGAGAAATTCAAGAAGTAAGGCTATTTCTGATTATCTAGATAAGGGCGAATTGATTATGAACGGCGTTCCGGCCAATGGGGCCATGGCTCCGAAGCTGACCAAGTGGGCCAACGAGCCGACCGCCGGGGCGCTCAAGCAGGACCTTGAGAACGCCCGTCCGGCGCACGACGCCCACGTCGGCAAGGTGACCCGCTGGAACAACCTGCTGAAGGTCGAGGGCAGCGCCAAGCCCGCCAAGGTCAAGGGCCGTTCGTCGGTGCAGCCGAAGCTGATCCGCCGTCAGGCGGAATGGCGCTATTCGGCGCTGACCGAGCCGTTCAACTCCTCGGAACGGCTGTTCGACGTGCAGCCCGTCACCTGGCAGGACGGCGACGCCGCCCGCCAGAACGAGCTGCTGCTGAACTGGCAGTTCCGCACCAAGATCAACCGGGTGAAGTTCATCGACGAATACGTGCGCACCACCGTCGACGAGGGCACCTGCATCGTCCGGCCCGGCTGGTGCCGCTACACCAGCGTCGAGACCCAGGACGCGCCGGTGTGGACCCACGTCGAGCCGACGCTGCCAGAGCACGTCCAGCGCCTGGATCAGGCGGTCATGCTGCAGCAGACCGACCCGGACGCCTACGCCGAACAGGTGGAGCGCGGCGATCCGGCCCTGCACCAGGCGGTGGGCTTCTTCCACGAGACCGGCAAACCGTCGGTGGCGACGCAGACCGGCGTCCAGAAGGTCAAGGTCGAGAAGGTCATCGACAACCGGCCGACCGTCGGGTTCGTCAATCCGGCCAACTTCTACGCCGACCCGTCCTGCGGCTCGGACTTCGACAAGGCCCGCTTCTGCGTCGTCTCGTTCGAGACCTCCCGCGGCGAGCTGCTGAAGGAGAAGGACCGCTACAAGAACCTGGAGTTCGTCAACTGGGAGGGCTCCTCCCCGGCCACCGAGCCGCACCATGCGGCGACCTCGACCGACACCAACTTCAACTTCATGGACAAGACCCGCAAGCGGGTGGTGGCCTACGAATACTGGGGCCTGTGGGACGTCAACGGCGACGGGAAGCTGGTCCCCATCGTCGCCACCTGGATCGGCGACACGCTGATCCGGTTGGAGGAGAACCCGTTCCCGGACGGCAAGCCGCCGTTCGTGGTGGTTCCCTACATGCCGCTGAAGCGCGAGCTGATGGGCGAGCCGGACGCCGAGCTGCTGGAGGACAACCAGAAGATCCTCGGAGCGGTGAGCCGCGGCATGATCGACCTGCTGGGGCGCTCGGCCAACGGCCAGCAGGGCTTCGCCAAGGGGATGCTCGACGTCGTCAACAAGCGGCGCTACGAGGCCGGACAGGACTACGAGTTCAACCCCAACCTGCCGCCGCAGCAGGGGCTGATCGAGCACAAGTTCCCCGAGATCCCGCAGTCGGCCATGCTCATGCTGCAGCTGCAGAACGAGGAGGCCGAGGCGCTGACCGGGGTGAAGGCGTTCTCCGGCGGCCTGTCGGGGGAATCCTACGGCCAGGTGGCGGCGGGCATCCGCGGCGTGCTGGACGCCGCCGCCAAGCGCGAGATGGCCATCCTGCGCCGTCTGGCCAACGGCCTGGTGGAAATCGGCCGCAAGATCGTGGCCATGAACGCGGTGTTCCTGTCCGACCAGGAGACCGTGCAGGTCACCAAGGAACAGTACGTCCAGGTGTCGCGCGAGGAGCTGGCCGGGGAGTTCAACCTGGTGGTCGACATCTCGACCGCCGAGATCGACTCCAACAAGTCCCAGGACCTGGCCTTCATGCTGCAGACCCTGGGGCCGACGGTGAACTGGGACATCACCAAGATGATCCTGGCCGAGATCGCCCGGCTGAAGCGGATGCCGGAGCTGCGTCACCAGATCCTCGCCTACCAGCCGCAGCCGGATCCGGTGGCCGCGCAGCTGCAGCAGCTGGAGGTCCAGAAACTGCAGCTGGAGATCGCCAAGCTGCAGAGCGAGGTGCAGCTGAACCAGGCCAAGACCCTGCAGGCGCACACCGACGCCGAGCAGACGGCGCTCGACACGGTGGAGCAGGAGACCGGCACCACCCACGCCCGCGAGATCGAGAAACAGACGGCGCAGAGCACCGGCAACCAGAACCTGGAAGTGACCAAGGCGCTGGTGAAGCCGAAGAAGAAGGAAGAATCGAAGCCGGACATCGAGGCGGCGGTCGGCTTCAACCAGCTGAGCCGGATAAACCAGGACTCGCGCACCCACGCGGTTGCGGACGCCAAGATCGGTTAGATAACGGCTAGATAATCTTGACCGGGGATTATCTTCGGAGATAGACAATTATCTTCGAAATCCACCCAACAAACCCGGGAATGATTATGTCGGACATTTTGGCCCTGCAGCAGGAAATCGAGGCCGCCGAAGCCGTGGTCGTCCAGCGCGATCGCATGTTGAAGCTGAGCAACAACCCCGAGTTCCGCGCGCTGATCCTCGACGGCTTCTGCAAGGACGAATGCGCCCGCTACACCCACCTGTCGGCGGACCCGAACCTGGCCCAGGAATCCCGCGCCGACGCCCTGGCCGTGGCCCAGGCCGCCGGTCACCTGAAGCGCTGGATCAACGCCATCGTCGCCATGGGCAACAACGCCGAACGGCACCTGCCGGAGCAGCACGCCGAGCTGGCCGAGCTGCGCGCCGAAGAGTCCGCCGAGGACTGACGGGCGTTTTTAAATAAATCCAGAATCCGGAAACAATAAAAATGCCCAGAGAATATCTCGGAATGTCGGACGAGGAATTCCTCGCCCTCAACGGCCCGGAGGAGACTCCGGCGGATCCGGCCGCAGATCCGGCTGTGGGCGCGGGCGGAACGGGGAGCGAAAGCTCCCCGCAGCCTGCCGCGGCGACTCCGGCTGAAGCTCCCGTCGAAGCCCCCGTCGAAGCTTCTGTCGAGGCGGCTGTCGAAACCCCGGCGGAAGCGGCTCCGGGCGAAACTCCGGCCGCCGAGACGCCAGTGAAGACGCCGGTCGAAGGCGGAGAGGCCCAGGCTCCTGCTCCTGGTTCCGAGGCTTCCAAGACCGACGGCGAGGCCGGTGCGCCGGAAGCGGTGAAAGAAGTCGACTACAAGGGCTTCTACGAACGGCTGATCGGCAAGCCGATCCGCGCCAACGGCAAGGATCTGGTGCTGAACACGCCGGAGGAGGTCGAGCGCCTGGTGCAGATGGGGGCGGGCTACGGCCGCAAGCTGCAGGACATGCAGCCGCACCTGAAGTCGCTGCGGATGCTGGAGAAGAACAACCTCCTCGACGAGGCCGAGCTGTCGTTCCTGATCGACCTGAAACAAGGAAATCCGGAGGCGATTAAAAAGTTAATCAAGGAGAGCGGTATCGATCCGCTTGATTTGAGTTCGGAAGATAATGTAGTTTATCAGCCGAAAAATCACTCGGTCAGTGATGCCGAAATGGCGTTCGAGGAGACGCTGTCCCAGATCCAAGCTGAGGACGGCGGCACCGAGACGCTTCAGGTCATCCACCAGACGTGGGATCCGCAGAGCAAGGCTCTGCTCTGGGATCAGCCGCAAGTTCTGACCATCATCCAGCAACAGCGGCGACTGGGCATCTACGACCAGATCGCCACTGAGATCGAGCGTCGGAAACTCCTCGGCGAAATCCCGCACAACACGCCATTCCTGGAAGCCTACCGCCTTGCCGGTGACGCTCTGAAGAGCTCCGGCGCGTTCGCCCACCTCGGGAATCAGACGGCTGACCCCGCCGCACAAGCGGGTCAGCAGCCGCAGTCCCCGCCCGCGGTGATCGCGACCCGCACGGTCCCGCCCAAGGCTCCGGCGGCCAACGGCGACAAGGCGAGAGCCGCGTCGCCGACGCAGGCGACCCCCAAGGCCGCCGCCCCGCTCGTCAATCCGCTGGAAATGGCGGACGACGAATTCCTCAAGCACTTCGCAAATCGTCTCTGATCGACTGAAAGATCGTAGTCAGAGCCGGGGGATAGAGAGATGTTGAACTACAACGCGCCCAAGCAGGGCAGCAAATCTTCGATCGACGGCGCTGGCTCCGACCAGATGAACACGTTCTTCTATCTGAAGAACGCCATCATCCAGTCGCGCAAGGACCAGTACTTCATGCCGCTGGCCTCGGTCACCAACATGCCGAAGAACTACGGCAAGGCGATCAAGGTCTACGAGTACGTGCCGCTGCTCGACGACCGCAACGTCAACGACCAGGGCCTCGACGCCGCCGGGGCGACCATCGCCAACGGCAACCTGTACGGCTCGTCGCGCGACATCGGCACCATCACCGCCAAGCTTCCGGCGCTGACGGAGGCCGGGGGCCGGGTGAACCGCGTCGGCTTCACCCGTCTGACCCGCGAGGGCTCCATCGCCAAGTTCGGCTTCTTCACCGAGTTCACCCAGGAAGCCCTGGACTTCGACTCGGACGCCGGGCTGATGGACCACCTGGCGCGGGAGCTGATGAACGGCGCGGTGCAGCTCACCGAGGCGGCGCTGCAGAAGGACCTGATCAACGCCGCGGGCGTCATCGTCTACGCCGGGGCGGCGACCTCCAACGCCACCATCACCGGCGAGGGCGCGACGCCGTCGGTGGTCAGCTATGCCAACCTGATGCGGCTGGACCAGATCCTCAACGACAACCGCACCCCGAAGCAGACCACGGTGATCACCGGCTCGCGCCTGGTCGACACCAAGACCATTCCGGCCGGGCGGGTGATGTTCGTCGGCTCCGAGCTGGTGCCGCTGCTGAAGGGCATGAAGGACCTGTTCAACAACCAGGCCTTCATCCCGGTGCAGCACTACGGCGACGCGGGCACCGTGCTGAACGGCGAGATCGGTTCGATCGACGCCTTCCGCATCGTGCTGGTGCCGGAGATGCTGCACTGGGCCGGATCGGCGACGGTCGGCGCGGCGGTGGTGTCCAACCCGGGCTACCGGGCCACCGCGGGCCACTACGACGTCTACCCGATGCTGGTGGTCGGCGACGACAGCTTCACCACCATCGGCTTCCAGACCGACGGCAAGACGGTGAAGTTCTCGGTGACCACCAAGATGCCGGGCAAGGAGACCGCCGACCGCAACGATCCGTACGGGGAGACCGGCTTCTCGTCGATCAAGTGGTACTACGGCTTCCTGGCCAAGCGCCCGGAACGCATCGGCCTGATCAAGACCGTCGCGCCGCTCTGATCGGCGGGCCGGACTGACCTGAGTCGGGAAGGGGAGGGGAGATTGCTCTCCTCCCCTTTTTTCTAGATAATCCCGTATAAACCCTAGGAAATCGAAATGACCAAAGAACTGTTCAACGGCCTGCCGAAGACCCAGACCACGCCGACCACGCCGACCGAGACTCCGGCTCCGGCTCCGATGGCCGCGGCTGCGGAAGCCCCGAAAGCGCCGGAGACTCCCGTCGCCCCGGAACAGCCGAGCGAGCTCGACATGCTGAAACAGCGGGCCCGGCTGATGGGCATCCAGTTCTCCAACAACATCGGCGTCGACGCCCTGCGCGCCAAGGTCGAGGCCAAGCAGAACGGCGAAGCCGACGCGCCGCCGTCGGACCCCGAGATCCGGCAGCCGTCTTCCGCCGCGCCGAGCATCCCGCCGAAATCGCGCGAACAGGTCCTGCGCGAGGAGCTCTACGCCGAGCAGATGAGGCTGGTGCGCTGCCGCATCACCAACCTGGATCCGAAGAAGAAGGATCTGCCGGGCGAGATCTTCACCGTCGCCAACGAGTTCCTCGGCAACGTGCGTAAGTTCGTGCCCTATGGCGAGGTGACCGACAACGGCTACCACATCCCCTACTGCATCTACACGGCGCTGCTGGAACGGGAGTTCCTCAACATCCGGGTCCGCAAGACCTCCCGCGGCCAGGAAGTGGTCGAGCAGACCATGGCCCGCGAATTCGCCATCGAGGTGCTGCCGCAGCTGACCCCGGCCGAGCTGGCCAAGCTGGCCGCCGCCCAGGCCGCGGCCGCGGGCCTCGACTGATCCGATTATCCAGTAAATCCGAGACGGAGTAACATAAAATGCCCATCACCCCGTCCGGTGCGGACACGCTCGCCGTCACCCTGCTGGCCAACCTGACCGTAGGAACCAGCTTCGAGATCCCGACGCCGGATCTCGACGATTCCGTCTTCGACCAGCCGGATCCGTCCGGCGAGCTGTACGGGACCGTCACCCGGTTGACGAACGCGGACCTCACCGCCGGGGTGGTGGGCGGCTCCGGCACCTTCGACGTGCTGATGGCCTCCGTCGCCGCGCATCTGCGCAAAGAGTACGAAGAGAACCGAATCACCGGCCAGGAGTACACCAAGGCCTACATCGGCCTGGTGCAGGTGGCCATGCAGAGCGCGGTGCAGTTCCTGCTGAGCAAGGACAGCGCCTATCTGCAGGCCCTCCTGGTTCAACGCCAGGCGCGCACCGCGGAGGTCGAACTGACCAAGGCCCGGGTCGACCTGGAGGTGGCCAAGGCGTCGCTGGCGGCGACCCAGTACACGGCGCTGACCGCCAAGGCCAACTACGCGCTGACCGAGATGAAGCTGGCCACCGAGGACGTCACCTACGCGGGCGTGGCGCTGGACAACGCGGGCAAGACCTACACCCAGGCCAACATCTTCCCCAAGCAGCTGCAGCTGCTGTCCGAACAGACCGAGGCGCAGCGGGCGCAGACCCTGGACACCCGCAGCGACGGTCCGGCGGTGACCGGGGTGCTGGGCAAGCAGAAGGCGCTGTACGACCAGCAGATCACCTCCTACAAGCGCGACGCGGAGACCAAGGCGGCCAAGATGTGGGTCGACGCCTGGATCACCCAGAAGACGCTGGACGAGGGCCTGCTGCCGCCGCCCCAGTTCCAGAACACCCAGCTGGACACGCTGCTCGGCGCGCTGCGGACCAACCTCAGCGTCTGAGCCAGGGAGGCTCGCCGCATGGGGCTGTTCAGCGAAGACAAGAAGATCTACGTCGCCTCCTCGGCGTTCAACCTGGCGGGCGACGAGGCCGAGCGGGTCAACTACCTGCAGACCCTGGTCGTCCGGTCGGTGCTGTCGCCGTCCAGTCCGGGGATCGCCGACACCCTGGAACAGGGCTACCTCGGCGGCCCCGGCATCAAGTTCCGCTCGTTCTACCGCTGGGCCGCCGTCCCCGCCCACTACGGCGAGGTCGGACTGATGTCCGGCCGCCTGAAGGGCACGGTGTCGATCAACACCGCGGCGGTGGGGGCCGAGCTGGACCTGGTGCTCGGGCTGGGCGGCGACGTCGCCACCTGGGTGCAGCAGACCGACATGGGGCTGGCCGACTTCACCTACTGGGCCGAGCAGTGGATCCTGGAGCATCGTCCGGCCGACTTCGGCGGGGCCTGGACCAGCGACCTGAACGGGACCACCGGCGAGATCACCATCACCTTCCCGGACGCCACCACCGCGACGTTCACGCCGGTTAACTTCGATTATGCGGCCGATTATCTATATATCTACTACAACGAGACGAGCTCCGGCGTCTCCGGCCCGCTGCTCACCGGCTCGACCGTCGCGCTCGGCGGCGCGGCGTTCCCGGCCACCGATCCGGCCGACGGCTGGACGCTGACCGCGTCGAGCGCGACGCCGCAGACCACGACCCTGCACACCACGGTCAGCTCCACCACGGTGAAGCACTATTCCGACGGGCGTCCGGACGAGACCAGCAGCAGCGGGCCGACGACGACCACCAGCACCGGCAGCTGGAGCGACCTGGACAAGACCTGGAACCGCAGCGTCTATCTCGGGCGGGACCCCGGCAGCGGCGAGCTCAAGCGCCGCCAGGAGACCGAGCACCAGCACGAGACCGCCACGGTGGTCAGCGCCACCAGCACCGACACCACGACCAGCACCGACACCCTCGGCGGCGGGGTGACGGTGACCACCACGACGACCACCACCACGGTGACCGAATCGCTGGCCGTGGCCCGCAGCTACCGCATCGACACCCAGGAGTTCGTGCTGTCGGATTCCGGCCCGACCAGACTGTACATCTACAAGCACGGCTCGGGCGACGCCTTCTTCGACGGCCTGCAGGACGACGCCGGGGACTACGGCCAGTTCTTCCCGTTCATCCCGATCCGCCACAACAACCAGTTCCTGTCCGACACCCTGATGCCGGAGGTGTTCGCGCAGACCACCAAGGCCTACAAGAAGCTGACCAACGGCAAGCTGAGCGAGCTGATCGACGAGCTGGCGGCCAACGAACACCTCGGCGACATGGACTACATCTACGTGGTCCCTGGGGTGTCGCTGAACGTGCTGGACAACTCCTGCCGGAAATACCTGTACAAGTTCTTCGAAAATCTGCAGGCCACCCAGATCGGCGGGCCGAGCTTCTACGCCATCTGGAAGGCCGAGCAGGCCGCGGGCAACGCCACGTTCGCCACCTGGATGACCTGGTTCGAGGCCCAGGCGGTCCCCAGCGATCCCCTGTACGGCACGCCGGAACCGCCGCGGCCGTCCGCGCTGAGCAGCCTGCCGGTCAACAAGCTGGTGCTGGCCAACACCGGTCCGGCCGACACCGCCTACCGCATCGAGCTGCGCTGGCTGTTCGTCAGCGACGACCACGGCGTCGGCCTGGCCAAGCCCGACGCCAAGCCGGGCGAGCTGTGGTTCGAGAAGCTGACCTCGGATTCGGTCAGCGCCGACCTGTTCCAGCTGCTGCTGGGCTTCAGCGCCACCTACACGCTCGATCGGGTGCGGCTGTACTGGCAACGCGACGCCGGTAGCTACACCTACCTGGAGATGGTCGGCCTGACCCACGTCAACTCCGTCTACCAGGGCAAGAGCGTGGTCATCCGGGCCAGCGCGGCGCTGGACGACGAGGACGAATCCGGCTTCCTGGTTCCGCTGCACTACGAGACCCTGAAGGCCATGTCGCTGGTCGATTCGACCCAGATGACCACCGCCTGCCTGTTCCTGGTCGTCAACAGCTACCAGATCGTCAAGCGCCACTGGTGGCAGAAGGGTTTCTTCCGCGTCCTGCTGTCGGTGATCATCGCCGTCATCGTCACCCTGGCGACCCAGAACCCGCTGGCCGGGATCCAGGCCGGGGCGGGCACCTTCGCGGTCACCCAGGTGATCGTCCAGGTGATCATCAACGTGCTGATCCATGCGGTGATCAACATGCTGGTCGCCACCGTGCTGATGGCGGTGCTGGAGAAGGCGGCGGTGGCCCTGTTCGGCCACAAGGTCGGCGAGATCGTCGCCCTGGTCGCCTTCGTGGTGATCAACGTGCTGGCCCCCGGCGGCGACTTCAGCCAGGCCATCTCGCGGCTGATGCAGCCGCAGGTGCTGCTGCAGATCACCAACGCGGTGATCGGGGCCTACGCGGCGGTGGTCAGCGGCGACACCCTGGAGATCCAGCAGCAGATGCTGGATTATCAGAAACAGGCCGAGGAAGAGGCCTCGAAAATCCAGCAGGCGTATTTCAAAGAATTCGGGTATGGAGAGGTGAAGATCGATCCGCTCATGTTCGCGGACAGCGCCAGGATCGTTCACGAGAGCGTCGACACTTTCCTGACCCGGACCTTGATGACCGGAAGCGAAATTGCCGAGATGGCCGTCGAGCTGATCCGGAACTTCCCTCAGCTCAGCCTGCAGCTCCCGGACGCATTTTCGGAATAATCAGGGGTATGGAGAAAGAAAATGTATCTCGGTGACGCCATCGGTCCCGCCGCCCTCGCCGCCTTCACGCCGACCGGCGCGTACGCCAGTCCGGGCTCCAATCCGGTCGCCAGCGCCGCCGGGGCCTATCTGCAGAACGGCGGCTCCGGCAGCCCTGGCGGGATCGGCGGGTCGCCGATCTACGGCGTCAACGGCTGGGGCGGCATAGGGATTCCGGGCACGGGTCTGTCGACGCCGCTGGGGTTCAACCTGGGCACCGCCAACACGGCGCTGGGCGGCCTGCAGGCGGTCGGCAACCTGTGGCAGGCCTGGGAGGCCAACAAGCTGGCCAAGCAGCAGTTCGCCTACCAGAAGCGGATCACCGACGCCAACCTGGCCAACCAGATCAGCAGCTACAACACGGCGCTGGAGGACCGCATCCGTTCGCGGGCGGCGGCGGAGACCGGCCAGGCCGGGGGGCTGACCGCCGACGCGGCGGCGGCGTACATCGCCGGACACTCGCTGAAGCAGCCAGGCGGTTAACTAGATAATCTCGTCGCATATTCGGGAAAACTGTGATGCCGCAACTGACCTGGCGCAACGTCGACCAACCGAACTTCTCCGGCGTCACCGACGCCCGGCAGCTGGCGGCCAACCTGCTGAACAACGCCTTCAGCGCCGCCCGCGGCACGCTCGACCGGGTGCAGGCCGACCGGGTCAACGACGCCTCCAACCGGCTCATGGCGGCGGTGATCCAGGCCAAGGACCAGGCCGGGGTGCAGAACGCCGTGGCCGGGTTCGACCCGACCGCGGTCAGCGCCGACGTGCTGAAGTTCGCCAACAACCAGGCCGGGGTGCTGCTGGACAACCAGGCCCGCCAGGACGTCCACGACCTGAGCGCCTACACCCTCGGCCGCACCAAGAAGCACGACGAGGCGCTGCCGGGACTGAACGCCAAGCTGGCGCTGCTGACCCCCTACATCGCCAGCCACGACGCCAAGGCGCTGGCTGACATGGTCGGGTCTTCGGACTTCGTGAGCGCGGCCAGCGACGCCGGGTACGACGTCAACACGCTGCTCGACAACGCGCTGAACTCCGCCTCGCGGAGCAACAGCGTGCGGGATTCCGGACTGACCGTCGACAAGCGCGAGGCCGACGCCGCCGACGACAAGCAGGCCGGGGCCCTGGCCACCGACGTGGCGGGCCGCTCGCTGACCCAGCAGGACGCCGTCAAGGAAGTCCAGGCCATGGTCGGCAACGGCAAGGTCAGCCAGGCGGTCGCCAAACTGGCGATCCAGAAACTGACCCCGGAGCTGTTCACCAGCGCCTGGAATCCGGCCAACAACAACGGCGACAGCGGTGGCGTCAGCGGCGGAACGTCTGGCGGCGGCGCTGCCTACCCTGGTTCCTCGACCGACGTGTCCGGCACCGCCTCGGTTCCGGCGGCGAACCGCGACGCGATCATCACCTTCGTACGCGACAAGCTCGAAGGCGGCGACAAGATCGTCGATCTCGGCGACGGGGCGGGGATCACCCGGTTCGGCATCACCCAGAAGAACCACCCGAGGGAGGACGTCAAGAACCTCACCGGGGACCGGGCGTCGGAGATCCTGAAGAGCGAATACTGGGACGCCGTCGGCGGCGACCAGCTGCTGCAGGCCAATCCGGCGCTGGCGATCTCGGTCTTCGACGCGGCGGTCAACCAGGGCCAGGGGGCGGCCAAGCAGATGCTGGCCCAGTCCGGCGGCGACGTCGCCAAGTTCAACCAGCTGCGGCGGGAGCGCTACGCCCAGACCCAAGGCAAGGAGAGGTTCGGCGCGGCGTGGGCCGACCGGATGCGCAAGATCGACGCGATCGCCACCAACTACGCCAACCAGGCGGCGGGGTCCGCGGCCCAGGCCGGGGC